AATCAAGTAACATTAGCTATGTAAGAGATCAGAAAGAGAGAATATATTATGAATATGCAAAGTAAATTTCGTGAAGGCCAGATGGTTGCAGTAATCCACAGTGCTTTCGAAGACACACCTCGCACAGTTGCATTTGTTGACGTTGGTGATCGAGAAGGAACAGACGCTCTAGAATATGCATACATGCGAACCAACAACATTCAAGGTTCTTGGAGTAAAGGCCCTACTATCAAGTGGGAAGGTAAAGAGATGCCTAACGAAGACTACTCTGAAGACGTTACTGTGATGGCCGCTCTGCCAGTTAGTGATGGTGTTGAGTATGGTTTGCGTTCTACTTCAATGGGTGACCAGATGTTGCTTGGTAACAAGAAGTATCGTGTTGCTGCGTTTGGTTTCAAGGAGATTGTATAATGATTATCTATGGTAAGAAGTTCAAAGTAACTGTCTTTGATTTGATTAGTGAGGGTTGGGAGAAGTTGACTGCTGAGGTTGTCAATCAACTCTCAGGCCCTTACAATGAAGATTATGTGACAGTCATGTATTCTGATGGTGCAGTCAAAGACATGCCTATCAGTTCTTTCTTACGCCAAGTTGATGAGGAGATTGTGTAATGGGTAAAGTAAGTTCTATGTTGATGGACGTTGAAGATTTCGTCTACAGTTTCTATGACAATGAAGGACAGTTGACTGAGACTTATCCTACCATTGTTATGAAAGCAAAAGATAAATATGGTATAACTTTCGGTGAATATGCTGAGGATGTTTTGATGGGACGTGAAGGCCCGACAGAACCAGACTATCAAGTCGAAGAGATAGAATACCGTCAAGCGGTTGCCGAAATCAACGATGAGATCCCATTTTAATGGTTAAGGAATTCATGCTCACGGCGGCAGTTGCACTGACTCCAGTAAGTGCAGACACCGCCATAGAAGTAGACACACACCTCTTAGAAGAAACGATGTGTCTTGCAGATAATATCTATCATGAGGCAAGGGGACAGGGAACCGCTGGATGGATGGCAGTCTCAAATGTGACTATCAATCGTGTTATGGACAGGCGTTATCCCAATACTATCTGTGAGGTAGTAAAGGATGGGCCACATCGTCCTAGTTGGAAAGGAACTGGTGAGATGATTCCAGTTCGCCATCGTTGCCAGTTCAGTTGGTATTGTGATGGCAAATCTGATGATATTGGCGATAATGTTACATATTCGAAAATTTATGACTTGAGTTATCAGTTAGTTTTTGGTATACTGGATTATATTGATATCACTGATGGTGCAACACACTATCACGCAGACTATGTGAACCCAGCATGGGCTCAGACTAAAACAAAGACGGTGGAGATTGAGGATCATATCTTCTATCGTTGGGAGCAATAAATGAACGTTTTTTACTTGGATAGAGACCCTAAAATATCTGCTCAAATGCATTGTGACAAACATGTTGTCAAGATGATTATTGAGTATGCACAACTTATGTCTACTGCACATCGTGTATTGGACGGTGAGATGTATTATGGATTGACCAAGAATGGACGTAAGATTAAACGGTGGCGACTAGACGATGAACGTGAAGATGGGTTGATGAAGGCATCTCATGTCAATCACCCATCTAACATTTGGGTTCGTTCCAGTAACAACAACTATAATTGGTTGTATTACATGTGGAGAGCATTGTGTCGGGAATACACTTATCGGTATGGTAAACATCATGCATGTGAAAAATATGCAGAGTTCATACAGAACCCACCAAATAACATTCCAGTGGATTATCTGAGACAACCCCCACAGGCAATGCCTGATGACGTAAAAGTCAGTGGAGATTCTAGGACTGCTTATCGGGACTACTATATAAAGTATAAGTCCGGCTTTGCTAGGTATACTAGAAGGGAAGTTCCAACATGGTTCCAGAACATTTAGATATGAATCAAGTATATCAAAGAGAAATCGCAGAAATGCAGAAACAGAATCATTACTTGTTGGTTCGTGTGAAAGAACTAAGTGATGAAATTAAATTGTTGCGAGAGCAACTTGAAGAGAAGAAATAATGCCCACATATACATTTGAAGACACCAACACTGGTGACGTTTACGAAATGACAATGAGGATTGCTGAACGTGATGATTTCGTTAAAGACAATCCACACATGAAACAGCTCATCACTGGAGCTCCTATGGTAGTCAGTGGTTTGGGTGGTATCAAAACAGACAATGGTTTCAAAGAGGTTCTATCTAAAGCCGCAGAAGCACATCCAAACAGTCCACTTGCAGATAGGTATGGTAAGAAGTCTGCAAAGGAAATTAAAACACAACAGGTTCTTGATAAACATAGAAATAAATGGAGCAAAAACTAATCATGGGTAAGGCAAAAGACATTCGATTGGATCAACTTGTAACAGTTAAACCAATCACTGAAAATCAGAAGAAGGCATTCGAATCATATAAGAAGGGAAAGAACTTGTTCTTGTATGGTGCAGCGGGAACTGGTAAAACCTTTATCTCTCTCTACAATGCATTTAAGGAAGTCTTAGACAACCAGACGCCCTATGAAACAGTTTACTTAGTTCGTAGTGCAGTTCCAACTCGTGAGATTGGATTTCTGCCTGGCGATGAGGAAGACAAGACTGCACTGTTCCAGATTCCATATCAGAACATGGTGAAGTTTATGTTCGAACAACCTAACGAACAGGCGTTTATGAACCTATACGACCGTCTGAAGAACCAAGGTAGTTTGTTCTTTATGACAACTTCATTCTTGCGTGGTATCACATTGGACAATGCAATCGTGATTGTAGATGAGTGTCAGAACTTGAACTTCCATGAACTTGATTCAATAACAACTCGTGTTGGACAAGATTCTAAAATTATATTCTGTGGTGATATAATGCAGAGTGATTTACAAAAACAATATGAGAAAGAAGGTATGGCCTCGTTCATGAAGATTCTTGATGCAATGCCTGAATTCGATCTGGTTGAGTTTAACATTGGAGACATTGTTCGTTCTGGTTTTGTGAAGAGTTATCTAGTCAATAAAATTAAACTTGGAATGGGATAAATCTATTGACAAACGAGCCTGATCCAATTATAATATAACATGAAACTACAAAAGGTGAATATATAATGTTTAATCATATCGGAGTAGAACTCCCAGAAGTCAAGACAAAGAACGTGAATCGTAAACGTTTCTACGTCACGCCAGATGGACTGTATCCATCTATCACAACAGTTCTGAATGTTCGTAAACGTGAAGGACTTGCAGAGTGGCGTAAACGTGTTGGTGAAGATGTTGCAAACTACATTGCTCGAACTGCGGCAACTCGTGGAACCAAAGTTCACAAGATGTGTGAAGACTTCTTGAACAATGAAGAAGTAGTTAAAGACAATCGTGAGTTCTTGCCTTGGTGTTTGTTCCAACAGATGAAACCAGTGCTTGAAGAAAAACTCGACAATATCTATGCACAAGAGGCTGGACTGTGGAGTGATAAATATCAAGTGGCGGGACGTGTTGACTGTATCGCAGAATGGGAAGGTGTTCCTTCTATTATCGACTTCAAAACATCTCGTTCAGAACGTAATGACGAATACAATGAGTCATATTATATTCAGGCAGCTGCATATGCAGAGATGTTTGAAGAACGAACTGGAACCCCAATCGAACAGATTGTGATTCTGGTTGTAACCGAAGATGGACAGATTCAAGAGTTTGTGAAGAAGAAACATGATTATCTTCCAATGCTTGTTGAAACGATTGAACAGTTTGTCTCTGAGTGGGAGCGAGAAAACGATGAACAAACTGGTGTTATTGCTGAGTCTGGTGTTACCAGTTAGTGCCAACTCTGCTACTGAATTGGGTGCTATAACAGGCAATTTTCCTTGTTATGATTTTTTAGAGATAAAAGAACAACTCAAGGAAACCCATAATGAGATACCATTCATGTCTGGACAAGGGGCATCCAATCTACTGAACATGACAACTGAGTCATTTGAAATTGCACAACATGATTGGTATCTCTTTGGAAACGCAGAAACATATGAGTATACTCTATTGTTTAAAATGGATGTGGGCGGGAATGGTGTTGGTTGCATCGTATCAGTCGGCAGGAATCTAGGCCCAGTAATTCAAGATAAAGGAATTTAGTATTGACAAATACACTGTGATGGTGTATAAATATATTATTCGATGATGTTGATCGAAAGGTAGTTTGGACGTGGGTGCGATTCCCACCACCTCCACCATAAACACATACGCTGGATATGCAGATAGCATATTGAGACATAAGAAACGACAGGTGTGTGTTTATGATGGGGGTGAATAGGTTCGACAGGCTAATGATTAGAGATACGGAGAATCGTCAACGCTGAAGACGATAGGGTTGGGAGTTCCCGGCCGAAGAAGCATTAAAGTAACTGCAAACGATAGCACTTACGCATTGGCAGCATAATCGCTGACTAGGGTTTCGGGGTTCCTCGTAACAGAATACCCCACACTAATCCCTTACCTTGGGATCGTGACCTGAGTATGTCCCTAAACTACTCATTCACACATGACACACACAGGAGAAAAGTTATGTCTAATAAAAACCCATTTGAAATTCGTTCTGAAATGCTAGCAATGGCAAAGGACTACATGGATCAACAATACCACATGAACATTGAGTTTACTCGTAAACTCTTTGATGAAGGTAAGAAGACTGCTGAAGAACTTCAGGCAGCAATTACTCCATATTCAATGGAAGACCTTATGGAGAAGGCGAAAGAGATGTATTCTTTCGTATCCAAAAAGGACTAAGGTGCAACACTCGTTTATTTGAGTGCTCTGCTTTATAATGGCGAGGGGGTGATATCGCCCCCTCGCTTTAATGAAAGGAATATGATGAACAATCTAGAAGAGTTAGCAGTGATGACCCCGAAAAAATTTGCAATGAAAATAGAAGAATTGGTGAAAGCAGGAAACGGTGGTGTTTCATATATGGAGGCTATTCTAGACTACTGTGAGAAACATGAGATGGAACCAGATGCCATCGCACCCCTTATCTCAAAGCCCCTCAAAGAAAAGATTGAGGCAGACGCTAGAGAACTTAATTTCTTACCAAGAGTCGCAACCCTACCCATCTAAGAGGTATTATTTGTTATGGAAGCATTTGATGCGTATCGAATGTATCTTGGATTGAAGTTGCACTTCACAACAGACTATGATTATGTTCGTTATGGAGGCAAGACTTCTGCATCCAAATCATCCTTCCTAAAACGTAGAGACAGAAACTTCTTTGCCAAAGTTGCAAGGAAGTATGGTGCGTCTACACAAGATTACTTTATCAGTAACTTTGTGTGCAGTCCTAAAGGATGGTTGGGTGATTTCAATGAAACCAATTACAACAATTGGATGAAACACAAACAATCCCTAACATACAACTTTGTCAGTGACATGTCATTTTTATTTTCGCAAGTTGCTAATTTTGATGAAATTTTCTCTTGCAATTCGGGACAACATCCAGTATTATTAAAGAACTTCCTCGCTAAGAGAGTAAGTTTGGAGTCGATGGTAATCCTTCAAGGGTTACTGAACTATGTTAAACAATTTGATAAGGAATTGAAAGATGACTTAGTGTGGCCAGACAACAGACGGTTAATCGTCAAATACGCCGCATTTCTTAACTTTGATGAGAAGAAATGCAAAACTCAACTACTCAAACTTGTCAAGGAGACATTCTGATGGAAACAGTAGATCAGAACGACCTCGTAAGGGAAAGAGACTTCTATCGTGCAAAACTTGCTGATGCAAAAGCACGAATCAAGACTCTGGAGTTTGATAACGCTGAACTTCAAAAGCGTGATCAAGACCTATCGAAGCGTCTGTCGGAAGTTGCAAACAAAGGTGCAAACTTTCGTCCTCGCCAACGTAGGAACTAAGTAATTGCGTCTGTGGTGAAATTGGTAGACACGCTAGATTTAGGTTCTAGTTCCGAGAGGAGTGGGGGTTCAAGTCCCTTCAGACGCACCACATCAAGGGTTCTGTTCCCCTTGTTAAATAACTGAACAGATGGTGTCACAGGAGTGGGCCATCCTGAGTAAGATGAGAAACTGCTCATTTAAGGATTCGATATGAACTATAAAAAGACAGGTGAGAACAGTTGGACAGTTGAAGTTCAACAAGACGGTAAAACAAAGGAACTATATCTTGAGTTCCCCCCTGGCTGCTTAGATCAAGTTGGTTGGGATGAAGGTGATACAATTATTTGGGAAGAGTTGCCAAACGGTTCATACTCTCTCAAGAAAAAGGAAATAAAATGAATACAGCAAGATTAATTAGCTACAGTCAACCACAAGAAGGAGACTTATATGTCGGTGAAGATGCACAGGAACTTATTGCGTATTGCGCCCGTGTCTCCAATCCATCGAACCAACTTAATCAAGAAACAGCCGAAAAACTTATACGATACCTTGTCAAACACAAACACTGGTCGCCATTTG